GTGGTGTTCCTCGTGTGCTCTGGGAAATCAGGAGAATGAGTACCACTGGCATTCGCATCAAAGGAGAGTGATATGGCTATCGCTGCAAGTTACACCATGCATCTCTATTGTGACTGCCGCCAGTGTACGGAAGGTGTATATCCAGTACCAGACTTCGGTGAATATATCGGTACGTCATGGGCTGGCTGTGCAAAAGAGGCACGTAAGGATGGCTGGCGAATAAGCAAAGACAAAACACGTGCTTTTGCGCCAGGGCATAAAGTTTTAAGGATTAACAAATGACCACTATTACCAGAGAACAGGCACAGAAAATTATTGAAGCAGCCGATGAGGTTATTAGTGCGCTTGCCGGAACTAACGATGATGTTCACCCTGGTAGCGATAACATGCTACGCCTGTGGGATGACCTGAATGACCGTTACGCGCCCCCTGAAGTTGTGCGTGAGCTGGCACGAATTGCACTGGCATCACTGGAAGCAGAGCCTGTAAGCCAAACTTACAACTTGCCAGAATTAATCGAAGGCATGGAGGTTTCCATTGATGTAAGCACTTGTGATGCGGATTTAGGTAATCGCTATTTCGGTACCGTAACCGAGGCGTTAGAACTTGATACAGCCAAGAATGGTTACATCCTCCTAGTTCAGGACGCAGAACCAAACTTCGATGTAAATGGCAACTCTCCGGTAATTCCGGATGGTTGGATAAGCTGTAGTGAGCGAATGCCAGAGGACGGTCAGCACGTAATTATTTTATGTGATGGCGCATTCGTTCTTTATGCGCAATATCGAGACGGTGAGTTTTTTGATGTTGTCCGCAATGGTGAGGAGTTCTTCGAAACGCAGAGCCGCAATGTAACCCACTGGATACCGCTACCGGAACCGCCGCAGGAGGCGACGTAATGGATGTTCAAGAGAAGGTTTTGCAGGTGATGCGTTCCCGTGCAGCCCTGCAAGAGAAAGTTCTCGGCGGGGAATATCCATTCAGGATGGCAACCTGGAGTCTGCGGTTGGCAATGGAGAAGGAATTTCCTGATGAAGAATGGCGTTCGGCAGATTTGCGCAAAATTCTTATGGAGATGGCTAATGAAGGAACAGTATCCAAAGATACCCACGCCAGCCGGATTGGTCAGGCAGTATGGAGACTGGAGGAGCGGTAATGGCTAACCTGCAACTTGCCGTCAAAGGTGAATACTTCGATGCCATGATTCGCGGAGAGAAAACGGAAGAGTATCGCCTGTGTAATGACTACTGGAATAAGCGAATTATGTTCCTGGAGTATGACCGCCTGATTATCACAAAGGGATATCCGAAGCGCGACGATTCCAGCCGCAGAATTGACGTCCCGTATGACGGATATGAAATCAAGACAATCACACATCCGCACTTCGGCGATAAACCGGTAAAGGTTTACGCGATAAAGGTGAATATTGATGGCTAAATCAGCAGCAGAGCGCAAAGCCGCTCAGAGAGCCAGACAAGCTGAATCCGGTGTACGTAAGCTGGAGATTGTGCTTGATGCTCAGGAAATTGAAATGCTGGAGCGTAACTGTGCCACGCGTCGCCCCGGGCGTGCGCCTTACGAATTTGGTGAGTATATAGCGTTACTGATCCGCCAGGATGATGCACGCGTGCGCGGGCGTATGAAATCGATCAGCAGAAAACGTTGCGGTAAGTGCGGCGAGAGAGTTCCTGTGAATTCATGCCCGTGTAATGGTGACTCGCAATGCTGGGTGACTAAAGGCTGGCATGAAACGAAATTAATAGTGTGACATGTCACGAAGGTGTTATGCCAAAAATACGCTACGACCTTGAAGATATGAGAGATAACTCAGCAAATTTTCCGAAAGAGGTTAAATTTCTCATGCATAAGTATGGTTGCGCCAGGAGGGATATAGTTATCGACAGTCAGCACCCTTGCGGCGAGGATGTAATTTTCATTCGCGGTAAATGGGAAGGGTATCTTGACGAGAGTTTTTACGATGAATTTGATGGACTTTGAATACTGCCGCCAACTATGGCGGCTTTATTTTGCATGGTACTATTACCACAACGGTAACTATTACCACGGTGGTTATGATGCCTGCTGAACCTAAAACCTATAAACGCAAATCAACGCAATTTAAGCCACTAACAGCAATGCAGGAGGCTTATTGCCAGTCATACATCAAAACGCCTGAAAACCAGACTCAGGCAGCGATTAACGCAGGATTCTCCCCAAATACAGCGGCAGTTAAAGCCAGTGTCATGATGCGCGATGAACGCATTCAAAAACGGATTGCCGAGCTGATGGAGGAGCGCAACAAACGAATGCGCGTCAGTGCTGATTACGTTCTCATGCGTCTGGTGGAGATCGACCAGATGGACGTGATCGACATCCTCAACGACGATGGGAGCCTTAAGCCAATCCGCGAGTGGCCGAAAATCTGGCGCACTACGCTTAGTGGCTTTGATCTGTCATCGACCATCATGAACATGAACGAGGATTCGATAGAGACAATCCTCAAAAAAATTAAATGGCCTGACAAGGTGAAGAACCTCGAACTGATTGGTAAGCACGTCGACGTCAACGCATTCAAAGAACGCCTGGATGTTAATGTGAATGTGACAATTGCTGATCGCATAGCGGCAGCCAGGAAGAGACTGAAAGAACGTCAGGATGGCAATCAGTGACAGATACAGCGTTATCTCCTGAAGAGCAGTTAATCGAGGATATTGCAGGGTTCACTCACGATCCGCTTGGCTATGCCCTCTATGCGTTCCCGTGGGGGGAAGAGGGTACTGAACTGGCACATGCCACCGGTCCACGTCAGTGGCAGGCCGATGCGTTCCGAGAGATACGTGATCACCTGCAGAATCCAGAGACGCGCTATCAGCCGCTTATGCTGGCACGCGCTTCTGGTCACGGTATTGGTAAATCCGCATTCATCTCAATGCTGATCAACTGGGGCATGTCCACTTGCGAGGATTGTAAGGTCGTGGTGACCGCCAACACCGACAACCAGCTACGAACGAAGACCTGGCCGGAAATTATCAAGTGGTCAAACCTTGCTATCACGAAAGACTGGTTTACCTGTACCGCTACCGCGATGTACAGCAATGACCCTGGGCACGACAAGCGGTGGCGAGCTGACGCAATCCCATGGTCTGAGCACAACACTGAGGCATTCGCCGGACTACACAACGAGCGCAAACGCATCATCGTGGTATTCGATGAAGCGTCGAACATTGCCGATCTGGTGTGGGAGGTAGCAGAGGGTGCGCTGACGGACGAAGACACCGAAATCATCTGGGTGGCGTTCGGAAACCCGACTCGTAATACCGGACGTTTCCGTGAATGTTTCCGCAAGTATAAACACCGCTGGAAAACTGCGCAGATTGACAGTCGGACGGTGGAAGGTACCAACAAACAGCAGTTGCAGAAATGGGTTGATGACTACGGGGAAGACAGCGACTTCGTTAAAATCCGTGTGCGTGGCATATTCCCTGATGCATCTGAATTGCAGTTTATCCCTACCGGTCTTACTGACGAGGCAATGAAACGGGTGGTAACCGCTGCGCAGGTTGCACATGCTCCGGTGATAATCGGCGTTGACCCGGCATACTCCGGTGTTGATGACGCTGTGATATACCTGCGGCAGGGGCTACACAGTAAGGTGCTGTGGACTGGCAACAAGACTACCGACGATCTGATTATGGCGAAGCGTATCGCTGACTTTGAAGACCAGTATCAGGCTGACGCGGTGTTCATCGACTTCGGTTACGGAACCGGTTTGAAGTCAATCGGTGACGGCTGGGGTCGTACATGGCAACTTGTTCCGTTCGGTGGCGCGTCTACTGACCCGCAGATGCTCAACAAGCGTGGGGAGATGTTCAACTCATGCAAGACATGGCTGAGGCTCGGCGGCATGCTGGATGACCAAGAAACAGCGGACGACCTGTCGACGGCAGAGTACAAAGTTCGCGTGGACGGTAAAATCGTTATCGAACCGAAGGAAGATATCAAGGAGCGACTTGGGCGTTCGCCGGGGAAAGGCGATGCGCTATTGCTGACGTTTGCTTTCCCGGTCTCGAAACGCATAAATATACCAGGACAGCAAAGCCAGCAGGGAAGGGCCATAACGGATTATGACCCTTATGCTTAATCCGCTGGTGGGGATAATACTGCTGATATCCTCTGGTGAGGATAAAACAAAGCCAGCTCATCGGCTGGCTGTTTGTGACATGTCACGGTGTTATTGCTCGCTTAACTTCTGCTTCAGCAAGTAACCTTCGAGCATCCAGATTTTGTTTACAGCATTCTGCCGGGCAATCTTCCGACCAATTTCTGCATCAAAATTTTCCGGGCTTGCACAGGCACTCTCTCCGGTGACGGTGAAGCCATTCTTCAGCACCAGTACGCAGAAAGTGAGCAACTTCAATGGTGATAAATCACGATCGCCTTCTTCTGGTTTTTCTCTGCCACAATATTCGTTGCTGGAAATGGCACCATTTCGTCCATCATAAGCAGTAAAGTAATGCTCGCTTTTAATCACATCTTCGATGTGCTGCGGGGTGATTCGCGGTGCCGTTTTGCCTTTCTCAACGATTTCTTTTTCGATTTGCTGGTCGTTCATAATCTCACCTTAAAAAAATGCCCGGTTCGCCGGGCGAACTGGAAGCAATGAGTTATGCCTTCCGTGGCTGTACTGGTTTACAGCATGAAGTCATCGCAATGGCGTCCTGCTGTAAAAAGGGCGGTGATAGTCCTTCAAGGGAAACCATCACCGCCAAGCACCTGGAACTTCTGGCATCACGGTCCTTAGGCGTGATTCTGGCGTGGCATGCAGGATTCGAACCTGCGACCAACCGCTTAGAAGGCGGTTGCTCTGTCCGACTGAGCTAATGCCACAACGCTGAGAGCACTTAGCCTGTTAAGGCGCCACACTTTGTCGCGGCTCCATAAATGCTCTCATCGTTGTACCCTCGTATCTTCCGAGGAGTCACACCGAATCGCCGGGATGGTGAATCCCCGTGCGCGGAATAAAACCGCTCGACTTGCACATTCCGGCTACCTGGTTCGTTTGCCCGAGCAAGGGAGGGTGCCCCTTAAACGTATCCAGACCGCTATCGGCGCATGTGCCATACGCCGTACTGCTCAAAATAAAAGCTCACTCCACCTGTTCAATTTAACGACAAGCCAGTCAGGTTAGTAACCGTAATGAACCCTTTACCTACCTGAAAGGTAATAATTCGTGCGTTAAATGTCAACTATCTACGATAAATAAATCATATATGGTTAAATTGGTAATAATTTAATTGCGTACGGAGTCATTGATATGTGCATGGGTAGCTCACCATCAGTGCCTGCAACACCAGAAGTTCAGGCAGCACCACAGGAGCAGGATGCCGCCGTTGTTGATGCCCGCGACGAAGAAACACGTCGCCGTCGCGCTGCTGCTGGTCGTAGTTCTACGCTGCTTACCGGTTCTCAGGGCGACACATCAACCGCTAATACCAGCGGTAAAACGCTGCTTGGTCAGTAACCGGAGTCATTGAAATGGCGGAAACAACTAAAGAGCGATTGAACAAACAGTTCGCACAACTTGAAAGCGAGCGTCAGTCGTTCGAGCCGCACTGGCGCGAGTTGAGTGATTACATCAACCCGCGTGGTTCCCGCTTTCTGACTTCTGAGGTCAACCGTAACGATCGACGCAATACACGCATTATTGATTCTACCGGGACTATAGCGGCGCGCACTCTCGCCAGCGGCATGATGTCAGGCATCACAAGCCCCGCGCGTCCGTGGTTTCGCCTGGCTACGCCAGATCCTGAAATGATGGATTATGGCCCTGTTAAGTTGTGGCTTGAGGCGGTGCAGAACCGCATGAACGATATGTTCAATAAGTCGAATCTCTATCAGTCACTGCCGCAGTTATACGGAAGCCTAGGCACATACAGCACTGGTGCAATGGCAGTGCTGGAGGATGATGAGGACATCATTCGCACAATGCCATTCCCGATAGGCAGTTACTACCTGGCTAACTCACCTCGTGGCAGTGTGGACACCTGTTTTCGCAAGTTCTCTATGACTGTTCGTCAGCTTGTTCAGGAGTTCGGACTAAATAACGTCAGCGAATCCGTAAAAAGCATGTGGGAAAGCGGCACCTACGAGAAGTGGATTGAAGTGATGCATTCGGTTTACCCGAACATTGACCGCGATACATCGAAGCTGGATAGCAAGAACAAGCCATTCAAATCGGTTTATTACGAGGTTGGTGGCGATAACGACAAGTTGTTGCGTGAGTCCGGATTTGATGAGTTTCCAATTATGGCTCCGCGCTGGGAAGTTAATGGCGAAGATGTTTATGGATCATCATGCCCGGGTATGCTGGCGCTTGGACCTGTTAAGGCATTGCAACTTCTCCAGAAGCGCAAGTCGCAGTTGATTGATAAAGCCACCAATCCGCCGATGGTTGCTCCGACTTCCCTCAAGAATCAGCGCGCCTCCCTTCTTCCTGGCGACATCACGTATATCGATCAGATTACTGGTCAGGATGGCTTCAGGCCTGCTTATCTGGTTAACCCCAGTACAGCAGATCTGGTAGCAGACATTCAGGACACTCGTCAAATCATTAACAGCGCCTACTTTGTCGATCTGTTCATGATGTTGCAGAACATCAATACCCGCTCGATGCCTGTTGAAGCAGTGATCGAAATGAAAGAAGAAAAACTTCTGATGTTGGGGCCGGTTCTGGAGCGTCTGAACGACGAATGTCTTAATCCTCTCATTGACCGCGCTTTCTCGATGATGGTGCGTAAAAACATGCTGCCGCCACCGCCTGACGCGATGGAAGGTATGCCCCTGAAGGTCGAATACATTTCCGTCATGGCTCAGGCGCAGAAGTCTATCGGCCTGTCCAGTCTGGCGTCTACGGTCAACTTCATTGGTCAACTTGCGCAAGCGAAACCAGAAGCTCTCGACAAACTCAACGTTGATCAGGCGATCGATGCATTCGCTGATATGTCCGGAGTGTCTCCAACCGTCATTGTTCCGCAGGAACAGGTTGAGCAGGCTCGCCAGCAACGGGCACAGCAACAACAGCAGCAACAAATGATGGCGATGGGGATGGCGGCGGCACAGGGGGCCAAGACGCTAAGCGAAGCTAAAACTTCGGATCCGAGTGTGTTGTCAGCTATGGCGAATGCAGTTAGTGGTCAGGGTGGGCAATCACAATGACAGATTACGAAGACGATCAACTGAAAGAAGAAAACGCCCGTAAGCAACGTGACATGGCGCAGCGTGAAATTGATGACATTCGCTTTGTCATGAGCAGTGAACAGGGGCGTCGCGTTGTCTGGTCGGTGCTGGAGAAAGGCCGTGTGTTTTCCGCTATCTCACCGATGGACGCTATGGCAATGGCATTTAATGAGGGGCAACGCAATCTGGCGCTGGAACTGTTTCAGCGCGTTATGGCGCATTGCCCTGAACAGTATTTGAAGATGGCCAAAGAGGCCAGTGAACAGGAGTGATCATGAATTTATTTGAGCGTTTGCTGTATCGCCGTCTTTGCAATGAGCAACCAGTCGATGGTGGAGCAGCTCCGGCTGCGTCAGAACCGTCAGCGCCTGCAGGTGATAACCCTGCTCCAGTTGGTGATCCATCACAACAGGAAGGTGATAAGCCACAACCTGTTGCTGATGGCGATAAACCTGCTGATGACAAAAAGCCTGAAAACGATAAGCAGGATGAAAAAAAGGACGGCGATAAACCAGAGGGTGCGCCTGAGAAGTACGAGTTTCAGGCAGCCGAAGGCGTAGAGCTGGATACAGAAGCGTTGAAGGAATTCGAGCCGGTGGCGCGAGAACTTAACCTGACCAACGAGCAAGCGCAAAAGCTGGTTGATGCTTATCCGAAGATTCTGGCAGGTGTTCAGCAGCGCCAGGCAGAAGCCTGGCAGAAAACAACCGAGCAGTGGGCTGCGGATGTAAAAGCTGACAAAGAAATCGGTGGCGACAAGTTGATTTCTAACCTTAGCGCCGCACAGCGTGCGCTTGACCAGTTCGGGACACCTGAACTCAAAGAATATCTGAACACCACCGGGCTGGGTAATCACCCTGATCTGGTCAAAACGTTCGTGAAAATCGGAAAGGCGATGTCTGAAGATGGCATGGTCACCGGTGGTAATGAAGGCCAGCGTAGTGCGGCCGAAGTGCTCTATGGCAAATAAGAGAGGAAATGACAATGGCTGTTAAAGGCTTAACTGCGCTAACGCTGGCTGACTGGGGTAAGCGCGTCGATCCAAACGGGAAAGTCGATAAGATTATCGAGCTTCTCGGTCAAACTAACCCGATCCTTCAGGATATGCCTTTTGTCGAAGGGAACCTTCCTACCGGACACCGAACCACCATTCGTTCTGGTTTACCTTCAGCTACCTGGCGTTTGCTGAACTATGGCGTACAGCCAAGCAAATCAACCACAGTGCAGGTAACCGATTCCGTTGGCATGCTGGAAACCTATGCTGAAGTCGATAAATCACTGGCTGATCTGAACGGCAATTCCGCTGAATTCCGCCTGTCTGAAGACCGCGCATTTATTGAAGCGATGAATCAGCAGATGGCGCAGACGCTGTTTTATGGTGATTCCAGCGTTAACCCTCAGCAGTTTATGGGACTGTCCTCCCGCTATTCCAGCCTGTCTGCGGGTAATGCTCAGAACATCATTGATGCTGGTGGCACGGGTACAGATAACACCTCAATCTGGTTAGTGGTGTGGGGCGAAAACACCGTGCATGGCATCTTCCCGAAAGGGCAGAAGGCTGGCATCCAGATGGAAGATAAAGGCCAGGTGACACTGGAAGATGCTAATGGCGGCAAGTACGAAGGCTATCGCACCCATTACAAATGGGACAACGGACTTGCTCTGCGTGACTGGCGTTATGTTGTTCGCATTGCAAACATCGATGTCAGCAATCTTTCAGAACCTTCCTCTGCCGCAAATATTGCGAAGTTGATGGTTAAAGCACTGCATCGCATTCCAAACCGTGGAATGGGTCGCCCGGTGTTCTACATGAACCGCACTGTAGGCCAGGCTCTTGATCTGCAATCTCTGGAGAAAACATCTCTGGCGATCAGCGTAAAAGAGACAGAAGGCGAGTGGTGGACTTCATTCCGTGGTGTACCAATCCGTGAAACTGATGCGCTTCTGGAAACAGAAGCCCGTGTGGTGTAACGCCTGTTATTAACCAGTGGGTCGTAACAGACCCACTAATGGAGAAAGAAGATGATCACCGACAAACTGTTGATGTTCTCCGAAGCACAGGCGGTAACTGATACCGCGGCTTCTACTGACGTAATCGATCTAGGTCCAATTGATGGAAATCGTCGCGATATCGGCGTGGGTTACCCGCTTGAGTTTTGGGCGCTGGTTAACGAAGCCGCCACGGCAAGTGGTGAGGCAACTGTAAACATCCAGTTGCAGACGAGTGAGAATAACAGCTCATGGTCCACTATTTATGATAGTGGCGCACTGGCAAAGGCTACCCTGACAGCAGGTAAACGAGTTGTTTCTGCAAAGGTGCCTGCCGGTGTTCAGCGATATCTGCGTGTTAACTACTCCGTCGCAACTGGCCCACTAACGGCCGGCAAATTCACTGCGGGTATTAGTCTGGATGTTGATGCCAATACACCGTACCCGATCCGCTCAAAATTAACTGGTTAAGGTGATTTCGATGTCAGGTGAGAAACCAAGATACCGCGTTCTGCGCCTCTCTCATATCCATAACACACTGTGGCCGGAGGGGGCAGAAATCGAATACGAAGGTGAGCCTGGTAGCGCACTGGAACCTGTTAACGATGCAGCCAGACAGGCAAAAGCAAAGGTAGCAGGAAAGGTGACTATGGCAGCAACCAGCACCAAAATCATCAACGATGTGTCAGATGATGGTGAACTGGATAAGCTCCGTGAAGAGTACGAATTGCTCTTTAACGAGAAGCCACACCATAACGCCAAAGCCGAAACGCTCCGCGAGAAGATCGCAGATAAGCGTAAAGAACTGGGCGTGTAAGCCTCGCGAATCAGACAAGGGGCTTCGGCCCCTTTATTGCAGGAGTGTATATGGAACTCGTAAACCTCAAAACCGGCACTGACAGCTACCAGGATGAGAGCGGAGAAACCAGAACTCGCGATGAATACCCGTGGGGGCTGTGCATCACGCTGAATAACGACACATTGAATAAGCTGAAGGCGCAACCTCAGGGCGTCGGAACAGAAGTGATGATAACTGCAAAGGCTGTTATTCGAGGCCTGTCTGCCAGAGAAACTGACGATGGTGTTAATCGCAGCGCCGATCTGCAGATCACTGATATGGCAATCGCTCCTGTTTCCGGTGATGTAGAAAAATCAGCGGCTGAAACCCTCTACGGTAACGGGGGTGAGTGATGGCCTCTGTAGTAGAGATCTGTAATCGTGCGCTGTCCAATATTGGCAACAGCCGCAGCATTAACAGACTGACGGAAGCCAGCAAGGAAGCAGGGGAATGTTCGCTGCACTTTGAGGCCTGCCGTGATGCTGTGCTTTCTGATTTTGACTGGAACTTTGCTACCAAACGCGTGGCGCTTGCAGATACGAACAATCCACCGCCTGACTGGGAATATGCGTACCAGTACCCGTCCGATTGTCTGCGCATTACTGAAATTATGCTTCCTGGTGTACGCAATCCAACAGCAGCAATGCGCGTCCAGTACGAAGTGGGTGCAGACACCAATGGAACAGGAAAGTTGATCTACACAGGCCAGCCGCAGGCATGGCTCAAGTATGTCTCTCGCGTTTCAGATGTAAACATGTTTGATGCCATTTTTATGGAGGCGCTGGCCTGGCGTCTTGCGGCAGCCATTAACATGGCGCTGACTGGGAATGCAGACCTCGGTACGTTTGCCCTCAATATGTACAATCGCGTGATTCTTAGTGCTGGCTCGCATAGCCAGAATGAATCACAGGAACCACAGCCACCGGTTGATGAGTTTACCATTGCGAGGTTGTCCTGATGGCTATCAGTTGGATCCAGCCCAGCTTTGCCGGTGGTGAGATTGGACCGTCGTTGTACGGGCGTATTGACATGGCGAAGTACCAGGTAGCATTGCGCAAGTGCGATAACTTTATCGTGCGGCAGTATGGCGGCGTTGAGAATCGACCTGGTACGCGTTTTGTCGGTGTCGCCAAATACCCAAATCGGAAATGCCGCCTGATCCCGTTCCAGTTCTCGACGGCTCAGACTTATGCTCTGGAGTTCGGACACCAGTACATGCGCGTTATCAAAGATGGTGCGTTGGTGCTGAACAGCAGCAATGTTATTTATGAAATTGCCACGCCATATACTGAAGCCGATCTGTTCCGAATTAAATTCACGCAAAGCGCCGACGTGCTTACGCTGGTTCACCCGGCATACCCGCCGAAAGAGCTGCGCCGCTATGCGCATGACAACTGGCAACTGGTTGATGTGGTAACGAAGAACGGGCCATTTGAAGATATCAATATTGATGAGTCAGTGACGGTTTATGCCAGCGCCAGCACCGGGACAATTACGTTAACGGCAAGCGCCTCTATTTTTGGCGCGGAGCAGGTAGGCAAATTGTTCTATCTGGAACAGCCTGCAGTGGATTCTGTGCCGGTATGGGAAACCAGTAAGAGTACGTCGATTGGCGATATTCGCCGTGCAGACAGTAACTACTATCGCGCCGTTACAGCAGGCAAAACAGGCACTTTGCGCCCTTCGCATACAGAAGGCACATCATGGGATGGCTGGGGCGGATCCGGTGATGATGATACTGGCATTGAGTGGGAATATCTGCACAGTGGTTTTGGCATTGCCCGTATCACTGCTGCAAATGGAACTACTGCAACTGCCGAGGTGATTTCCTATATCCCTTCGCAGGTCGTTGGCGAGGATAATGCCAGCTATAAATGGGCTAAATATGCCTGGAACAGTGTTAATGGTTATCCTGGCACTGTTGTTTATTATCAACAACGTCTTTACTTCGCCGCATCGACTGCGTTCCCTCAGACTATCTGGGCCAGCCGTACCGGGGATTATAAGGATTTTGGCAAAAGCAATCCTACGCAGGATGACGACAGAATTATCTACACCTATGCCGGGCGTCAGGTTAATGAGATCCGTCACCTGATTGATGTTGGTTCTCTGGTGGCGCTGACTTCCGGAGGTGAGTACGTCATCACCGGCGACCAGAACAAAGTGTTAACCCCATCATCATTTGCATTCAGCTCTCAGGGATCAAATGGCTCAAGCAACGTCCCACCAATTGCTGTGGCGAATATTGCTCTGTTCGTCCAGGAGAAAGGCAGCGTTGTCCGTGATCTGGCCTACTCATTCGATGTTGACGGCTATCAGGGGAACGACCTGACCATCCTTGCCAATCATCTTTTTCAGAAGCACAGCATTGTTGACTGGTGCTTCTCTATTGTCCCTTACTCCAGCGCCTTCTGCATTCGTGATGACGGTAAATTACTGGTGATGACCTATTTGCGTGATCAGCAGGTTTTTGCATGGGCACCACAATCCAGTACCGGAAAATATGAAAGCACATGCAGTATCAGCGAAGGAAATGAAGATGCGGTGTATTTCGTCGTTAACCGAACCGTTAACGGGCAAACAGTGAGATACATCGAGCGACTGTCCAGCCGTTTATTTACCAGCGATGAAGATGCTTTCTTTGTTGATTCTGGCCTTAGCTATGATGGAAGAAACACGTCTGACAGAACGATGACCATCACTGGTGGTTCTGGCGAATGGGATTACCGCGCGGAATATACAATCAGTGTTTCTGGTGGTGCGTACTTCACCAGTAGTGATGTTGGTGCGCAACTACAGTTCCCTTATACCGGAGCTGTTCCTGATACTGGCTATGAAGTGTCAAAAGAATTACGTTGCGACATTATTTCTGTAACCAGCAATACCGCAGTAGTGGTTCGTGCTAACAGGAACGTCCCGCCATCCCTCAGGAATGTGGCCACCACGAACTGGCAGATGGCGCGCCGGACATTTGGCGGCTTGTCTCATCTTGAAGGCCAGACCGTAAACATCCTCTCTGATGCGAACGTGGAACCACAAAAAGTGGTTTCCGGAGGTGCCGTCACGCTGGAATCACCGGGGGCTGTTGTGCACATCGGCCTGCCAATAACTGCTGAATTCGAAACACTGGATATCAACATTAACGGACAGGAAACGCTGCTGGACAAAAAACAGGTGATCCCGTCCGTTACTCTGGTTGTGAATGCCAGTCGCGGCATCTGGGCGACTACGCCCGGCGGTAAATGGTACGAATATCCACAGCGTGAATTCGAGTTCTACGATGATCCTGTTGATGATGCTACCGGAAAAGTAGAAGTGAAACTGGACAGTAACTGGGGCAAAAACGGGCGTGTAAAAATCCGTCAGCTTGACCCGTTGCCGCTGTCTGTTCTTGCCGTTATTCCTCGCCTTACTGTTGGGGGATTCTGATGATCGATGTTCAAATTGTTCCCGCTACCGAAGAGCATCTTCAGATGATTTTGCCGGATGTTCGTCAGGCTGATATTGACGAACTGTATGCGGTATCGCTGATGACTACCGAAGATGCGCTGCGCGTTGGTCTGCGTACTGCGACTATGGCCTGGTCAGGATTTGCGAACGGAGAACTGGTAACCATGTTTGGCGTATCTCCGGCGTCAATGATCGGTGGCAATGGTACGCCCTGGCTGGTCGGAACCAGCCGTATTGAAAAATATCAGAAGACATTTCTGCGCCACTGCCGCCCTGTATTGCAGCAGATGCTGGCAGTTTATCCGCGCCTGGAAAACTACGTCGACGAGCGAAACCATGTTGCCAAAGCATGGCTGCACTGGCTTGGATTCAGGCTTGAAGAAGCCGCGCCTTATGGTGCTCTTGGTCTTAATTTCCACAGATTTCACATGGAGAGAAAATAATGTGTAACCCAGCCATCGCTTTGGTTGCCGTCACAGTGGCATCCACAGCCGCGTCAATGTACAGCCAGAGCAAGCAGGCAAAATACCAGTCAGCCATAGCTGATCGGAATGCTGAAATTGCTGAAGCTCAGGCACAGGATTCAATCAATCGTGGGAATATTGAAGCGGATCAGCGTCGTCGTGAAATGCGTCAACGCTCAGGTACTGCGGCGGCCACTATGGGGGCTACCGGTGCGGAATTAAGTAGCGGAACAGCTCTTGACGTTTTTGCGGATAATGCTCAGTTCGGCACTCTTGATGCGTTAACGACAGTGAATAATGCTCAGCGTGAGGCATATGGGTATCAGGTTCAGGGAATGAATGCTCAGGCACAGGGGGATGCTGCTCAGTCGGCTGCTAAATCATCGATGACCAGCACTTTGTTAACGGCACCACTAAAAGCATACGGTGCATACCAGATGGGCGGAGGAACGTGGAGCCCATTCTCTCAGAAGGCTGCGCCGATTTCTGCTGCTGTTGGCACTCCAACCGGTCGATAAGGGGATAATAAGATGCCAGTTGTACCAACAACATCGGGCCGTCAGGTTCAGAGCAGAGGGATTTCGACGCAGGGATTCTCATCGTTTCAGACACCAAATGTCGGTGATGTACTTGGCGATGTTGCAGAGCAATATGCAGGTATTATTGCGCAGGCAAAACAGCGTGCGAATGTTGCTATGGCTCAGGATGCTTCTCTTAGCTTAAGCCAGATAAGCAGCGATCTGCTGAATAACCCTGAAACAGGTTTGCTTAACCTGAAAGGGAAAAATGCTATTGGAAAAGGTCAGGAGTATACGCAGCAGTTTGATGCCCAGGTCGAGCAACTGGCTATGTCGCTGCCGGATGAACAGGCTCGTAATGCTTTCATGCAGCAGGCGCAGCAGCAGCGCATTCAGTTCACTACGCAGGCCGGGCGGCACGAGATAGGGCAAATAAATGCCTACGAAGAAGGCCAGTTTCAGGCGACGCTGCTGAACAATGGTAAAAATGCCGCAGCATTGTATGGCGACAACGCCGCATACGTATTGGCTAATAAGCAAACTTTCCAGCAAATTGAGGATTACGGCATTGCGCATGGCTGGAGCGACGAGCAAATCCAGGCCAAGAAAATCGAGTTTAAAGAGAAGGTTGCTGATGCCGCATTGTCCCAGTGGTCGGCAAACAATGCGACCGCATTCATCCAAAGTAATGGCGAGTTAAGTGATACTGCTGCTGGAGCTCGCCGTGCTGTAGCAGATAGTGACTCTTCCGAGCGTGCCCGTGGCATACGCAACAATAACCCAGGAAATCTCGAATACAGCAAAACTAATCCGTGGGTAGGCCAGACCGGTGATGATGGTCGATTTGCTAAATTCGAAACACCTGAACACGGGATTCGTGCATTAGGGCGAAACCTGATGTCGTATCAGCGGCAGGGTATTGATACCGTCAGCGAGATAATTAATCGCTGGGCACCGCCTACTGATAAAAATGATACTATGTCGTATATCAAAGCAGTGTGCGAACAACTTGGCGTTTCTGCTGATGATCCTCTCGATGCATCTAATCCTGATACCCTGAAGGCGCTTTGTGCAGCCATTATCCATCATGAGAACGGTAGCCAGCCATACAGTGATCAGCAGTTAACTGCTGGTGTCAGTGCAGCACTTGGTTTATCAACAATTCCAACCAACACCAAACGCTATACCGGTAATGCAGCATTCGATGCGGCATCTCCTGAGGCGCAGGCAAGTTTTATGCGACAGGCGGATCAACTGCGTCGGCAGCAGCAGGCTGAATATAAAACGATGATTGACAGCCAGGTTCGCGATGCGACGGCTGCGTATATGCGTGGCGTTGAATTTCCTAATCCACCTGGTGAGGCTGATTTTATTGCAGCTTATGGCGTCAGAGAAGGAAACCTGCGATATACCGAGTTCAGAAATACGCAGATCGCCGGACAGTATATAGGCTCTTTCCGCAACATGCCGACAAGCAGCATTACCGCATATGTTGAGCAATTACGTCCGGATACTGGTGAGACAGGGGAGGGTTATGCGTCTCGTGCAGCTCTTTATGACAACGTTGTTTCGGCTGCAAATCAGGTGATAAAGCAGCGGCAGTCGGATCCTGTGCAGTTCTCTCTTGCCTCCGGACAGGCAAAGCCTATCGACATGAGCAATAAGGATAACTTTGGACAGAGCGTTGCCTTGCGTGCCGCTCAGGTCAGTGACCTTGCTAAGTCATATGGCACTCCACTGACGTTCTTTTCCAAAGACGAGGCCAATCAGATCGGTGTTTTCTTTCGTGATGCGCCCGTTTCCCAACAGGCAGCATATCTCGATACCATCAGGCAGAGCACTGGTGGTGGGCAGGTGTATATGTCAGCACTACAGCAGATCAGTGCCAACGCTCCATCTGCTGCCGTTGCCGGGATACTGATGGATAAGCCTGGTGGTATTTTGGCAGAAAAAAACTGGTTTAATCCGGATGTTTCCGTGTCTCCTGAAACCGCTGCGCAGACAATTCTTGCTGGCGCGGCGGCTCGTAAAGGTACTGATGATGCGAAAGGTATTCCGATGCCTAAAGATGCTGATCTTCGCCTTGAGTTTTCTGACATGGTGAAGGATGCATTTGCTGGTGACGCTCAGGGGGCATCAATGGCATACGAGATCGCAAAGGATTATTACGCTGGTGTGATGGCGAAAAAAGGCGTGGTATCAGGCGAAATTGACAATGATGTCTGGAAACAGGCTGTTAACGTAGCTACAGGTGGCGTGCATGACTATAACGGAATGGGGAATGTCCTTTTGCCGTGGGGAATGTCTGCAGAGCAATTCGATAAGCAGGTTAATCAGGCTTGGAATGAACAAGTTGTCGGCTCTGGGATAAAAACACCGCCTGGTCAGTATGGTTTGCAAAGTTACGGCGATAGTCAGTACCTGGTGAAACTTGGTACTGGTTATCTGCTGAAAGATGATGGTTCTCCCGTTGTTCTTAATCTGACACAGAAGCGTCAGAGATTCTCCGGAGATATTCCGCAATGAGTTACTTTGGCCTTAATCCAGTAAACCAGAATCAGCAGCTTGACGAAGCAGCATCAAATCCAGCTGGCTTTAACAGCGATGTTGGTTTTTTCGACAATGCTGTAGGAGCGGCATTGTCTGGTTTGTACTCCGGGCTGGTGGCAAAGCCAGATCAGTTGCTATGGGCAGGGATGGATAAAATCGTATCCCCGATTGCTCAGTTTGTTAACGAAAACACCTCGCTCAATGATACTTCAGTTTCATACATTGCCGAGCAGAGAAAACTAGCAGAGCAGCAGGTTAAGCGGCTGACGCCTGATGCCGCGACAACCGGAACCGCTGGGCAGGTTCTTTATGGGTTGTTCGATATGGGCGGGCAGGCTGTTGTCGGTACAACGCTCGGTGGTCCTGTCGGAGGTGCAGCGGCGGTAACTTCGCTACAGGGTTTTTCTGAGTTTGAACGGCTGACAGCACAGGGTGTTGATTTCAGGACGGCGCAGGAAGCGGGATTAGTGCAGGGCATTACTGCTGGTGCCGGAACGCTGATCCCTATGAGCCTCGGGTTACGTGCTGGTGGTGCGCTGGCGGAAGGTGTGGCGGCTCAGCTTGCGCGGACGGGTGAGAGTTCAGTGCGACGCGCCGCAGCAACAGCAGTACGTGCAACGCCAGATATTGCCTATGCCGCAGGTACAAATATTGCGTTCGGTATGGCACAGCGTGGGCTTACTGCAAAAACACTTCGTGATGGTGGCTATAGCGAAATGGCTAACCAGTATGATGTGTTGGATCGACAGGCAATTGCTATTGATGCTGTTCTTGGGGTGGCGTTTGGTGGTGTCGGCAGATTTATTAACTCTCGCGGCGAGTCTACAAACGCACCAAATTTTTCACCAGTTGATATCGATGCTGCACTGGCGGCGAATGCCGCTCATCATGCTGAAATTGATATTGCGCCCGGCGTGCCGATCAACGTGCTTTCGCGCAATTCTCACATTCAGGCTCTGCGAAAAGCTATGTCTGATGTTAGCCAGGGGAGACCTGTAGACGTTGCCAGCATTGTTGAGTCTGCATCTTTCAGTGAAATTCCTGGGCGCAAGAGTCTGCTGTCTCAGGCAGTTAATGAGGCTCTGTCATCTGTAGATGATGGAGTAACGGCGCGCGCTATAGAAAATCGGTTGCTTGAAGAACAGGCCGCGCATCTTTTGCCGCGTGGAGATAGACAGGTTTACCAGTCTGAAATCGCTAATAGCCAACGAATTATTGAAAATCTCACTGAACAGCGTGCACAAATTCTTGCAGAAGAGCCAACCGGTAGCGGTAAAGCTTTGTCTCGTGCTCGATCAGATAAACAGGCCAGACTTCGCGATATTGATCAACGAATCCGGCAGGCACAAGAACGCCTGGAATTTTCCCGTAACGCGTTGGCACCGCACGAGCCTGGCGGTCAGTTTTTTGAAGCTCGAGCAGAACTGGCTCGGAGACAGCAGGCAGAAAGTGAACTTAATGCTCAGGCTGTTTCATTCTATAAAACAGCAGAGGTCAGGACGCCAGACGAAGTAGCTCCTTTTGAGCCTGATAAAATATTGCAACAGGCAGAACAAAAAATGATGTCAGATCAGGCAGGAGATATTGATCTGCGCATAGCTGAAGACTCGCTGCTTGAATCACCTGACATGATAATCACCGTGCTGGATGATGATGGTAATCCACAATCGCGCAGTGCGCGTGAAGTACTGGATGAAGCGAACAGGGAAAGTGAGCAGGCAATACAGGATTCCAGCCTGTTTGATGTTGCTGTGGCGTGTTTCTTGAGAGGTTAAATTAAATGAGACAGGAATGTATACAAGCGGTCCAGCAGGCGGCGCAGCGCACGTTAACGGCGCGAGAAATACAGAACATTGAAGACCGCATTTATCGAAATATGCGCTCCATTGCTCGTGATGACCCGATGTCGTGGCGACAACTTTCCGAATCAGAACGGTTGTATCGTGCAGCACAATTGGCATCTGAAGAATTACAGCGAGAAGCGGCATTAAAGAAACGTCGTGTGGCCCTCACTATAGCCGCACGTCAGAGATTGGATAAATTTATCAATAGCTATCAAGGGGCTGATGGGAAACTTGGCGCTCTTAACCGTACTATTGCTTTTAATGCAGACGGTAAATCGAATTTCCTCTCTGTTGAATCCAGAACAAAAGCCACCCGTGATTATGCATTGAGTCAATTGCAGGAGGCATTCGAAGCAGTTGATCCTCGCTTTTTTGGTCTGTTTGAAGATGAAGCGGGCGTACGTGACCTGATATATGAAATGCGGGGGCAAAATACTGGCAATGCTAAAGCAAGAAAAGGTGCTAAGGCGTGGAGAGAAGTTACAGAGCTGCTGCGCCGCCGGTTTAATGATGCTGGTGGGGACATTGGCTATCTCGAAAACTGGGGGATCCCTCAACATCATTCTATGGAAAAGGTTGGGGCGGTATCAAAAGATAAATGGGTTAGCGATGTTATAGGTAAGCTGGATCGCAAATATTATACCCGAGCCGATGGACAACTGATGAACGATGCCGAGTTGTCTGCATTTCTTGGAGAGGCTTATAACACGATCGCTACTGGTGGGCTGAATAAGCTTACTGATACCGGAATGCGAATTTCCGGCGCACGTGCTAACCGTGGTAATGCATCACGACAGATACATTTCAAAGATGCAGATTCCTATCTGCAATATCAGCAACTTTATGGCGATCGCTCTCTATGGGAAATCATGGTCGGTCACCTTGAAGGTATCAGTAAAGATATTGCATTGGTGGAAACATATGGCCCAAACCCCGATCATGTTTTCCGCTCTCTTCTTGATCAGGTGAAGGCAGAAACGGCAACAGCTAACCCGAGTAAAACCGGTAAAGTCGAGCGGCTGGCGAACAACACAGAGAATCTGTACAACTTTATTTCCGGAAAGACACAGCCTGTAGCGAATCCGCACATCGCGCGATGGTCTGACAATATCCGCAACTGGCTGGTTGCCAGCAGACTCGGATCCGCGTTGCTGTCATCGTTCTCTGATCTTGGAACCATGTATCTGTCTGCGAAGGTTACCAACCTTCCAATGAACCAGTTATTCCGCAACCAGCTTGAAGCTATGGACCCAACGAACCGTACTGAGCTTGCGCGGGCGCGCCGAGCTGGTCTGGCGATGGAATCTCTACTTGGCAGCGTTAACCGCTGGGCGATGGATAATATGGGGCCGTCTGTGTCTCGTTGGGCGGCAACTGCGGTAATGCGTGCCAGTGGGCTTACAGCATGGTCAGATGCGCACAAGCGCGCCTATGGCGTAACTATGATGGGAAGCCTGGGAGAAGTAGTGTCACGGACACCAGACCTTCGTAGCCTCGATGACTCTGATTTTCGTATCCTGAAAAGCAAAGGGATTACTGACACAGACTGGAGCGTATGGAAGCTGGCGCAACAGGAGGACTGGGGGAACGGTAATAATACGATGCTGACACCGGAAAGCATTATGCGTATCCCTGATTCAGCAGTTAAACATATTGGTGAGCCTGAACGCGTGAAATTTGAGGCAATGCGTAAACTGCTCGGTGCTGTAACTGAAGAAGTTGATATGGCTGTTATTACACCGGGAGCACGTGAGCAACTGATAACCGGTTCTGGTATTCAGCGTGGAACATGGAAAGGTGAATTAACGAGAAGTGTTTTCCTGTTTAAATCGTTCCCTATCTCGGTGGTTATGCGTCACTGGTCACGCGCTATGGGGATGCCGTCTGCTGGTGGGCGTGCGGCATATATTGCGACGTTTATTGCCAGTACGACCATTCTTGGCGCTTTGTCGCAGCAACTTAACGACCTTGCGTCTGGTCGTAATCCTCGAGATATGACAGGAGAAGATGCCGCAAAATTCTGGCTTGGTGCTCTACTGAAAGGTGGTGGTCTTGGCCTTTACGGTGACTTTTTATTGTCAGATCACACTAGGTACGGAAGCGGCGCGCTGGCGTCGATGCTTGGCCCGGTAGCTGGTCTGGTTGATGACGTAGTGAAGATTGCTCAGGGCATACCGTTAAATGCTGTGGAAGGGAAGAGTGAGCAGACTGGTGGTGATCTGGTGAAGCTGGGGAAAGGTTTGATGCCAGGTGCGAATCTCTGGTACTTAAAGGCGGCTCTCGATCATATGATCTTTAACCAGATGCAGGAGTATTTTTCACCAGGCTATTTGCGTAAAATGGAGCAACGTTCGAAGAAAGAGTTTAACCAGACATACTGGTGGCGACCTCAGGATGTCACTCCGCAATAAGGAAGTGTTGTGTTTTTAATTATTTTGAGTGTGATAATTTCTGGTGGGTTGTTATTTATTGACCGCTACAAATATTTTCTTAACCCTCAGACTCAAGCTATTTGCTGGTTCATCTTTGTTGTGCAGGGAATAGTTCTTGTTGCAAGCCTTATTGAGGGGAGGCCTCTGATTTTTACTGGGTAAATAGGTGACTACATGCAAGCTATAGGATTCATTGTTTATATCGTCGTTGGTCTTTTTCAGTTGGCAGCAATTATGGCTGGGCTTGAATCATGGTGGGGATTGCACTGGATAATTGCAGCCCCCATTGCTTTCATCGTGAGCTATATTCCATTTGTTGGAGCGATTGTTGGTATGGTTGGCGCTGTGGATGTATGGCGGTGGGAGTGGTGGCAGGCTGGCCTTCTCTTCTTTGGTGGGATCATATTTGCTATTGTCTGCGGTGGAATGTCATCATTTTTCGAATGGCTATCATTCAGAAAAAGAGCGTGACATGTCACAGGCCGCTTTCGCGGCCTTGTTTTTAACGAATGCCACCGCCGCCCGGACGGGAATCCGCAGAACGCCCACCGCAGCGGGAGCCGTCAGCGGCAGTATCGCTGTCGTGCTGACAACGGCCGGCAAAGGCCTGAGTTGAAGCTACCAGAGACAACAAAACGAACAGTGCAGCAAATGCTTTTTTCATTGTGAAATTTCCATCTATAAGCCACCTCAATGTGGCGTCAATGAGTGTAGCACTGACTTTTGTTTCGTCCACAAAAAAGCCCGCAGCGCGGGCTTATTCTTCTTCTTCATCATTAAAAAGCGGATTGTTGTTTCCATCTGATGAAAGGAAAGGTATGTGTTCTCTTGAAAATCCAACAATGACAATTTCATTATCATTTTTTGCATAATGAATGCATTCATTAGAATGCATTCCGCCAGGGTTGAAATTTAAGTTAATGGTATAATTCTTAAATGTGTTTGGATACCATGTTGGCCCACAATGATAATGCCAATAATTCTCTTGCTCATAATTGTCTGAGCCGGGAATTTTATCATGGTTATCATCAACCCACGAGGGCTTGTTTTTTCCAACAAGCGCCCTTCCATTGGCAACATCCTCTAAAAACCTTTGTATGATTTTTATTTCATCATCAGTAAGGAAAGGTCCGTCTACAGCGAAAGGGGTGTTGCTTTCCCCATGTAGAAAACTATTAGATATTCTAATGTTAAACTTCAAGGAAAACTCCTGATGTGCTTCTATTTGGAGCGAAATGCCGCCTTGAAGTCGCTAAAAGATGTTCCTGTCTGGTAAACCATATCCTTGTCGCGCTCTTTGCTTGCGCGACCAAGCATAACTTTTCCAATGACATCCCAGCATTGCTTGGCTTGTTCATTGTGCTGAGTACGATTTTTCAACGCTGTCATATCGCGCCTCCTTTACCTTTAAGGTAATATTACGCGAATCTACATCACATCGCCAATGATTATTTTAAAGGCACATCCCTGTGCCGCCGCCCGTCAGAAGAATCCTGCTTTGTCGCTGATGTACTCCGCGTGCGTCTGGATATCACGCAGGCATTTGCTCACACCGACGATGTAGCAGAACATGGTGGTCAGCTCCGCCGCCGCGCCCGATACGTCATGCCCGTCGTCCTGTAACTGGTTCAGCAGATTCATCAGCAGTGAGTTCTCCGTCAGTCCAAGAACACCAGACGGCGAATGAATCAGGCTGCGGTAGCCGGGCTTCAGTGGGGCGCTGTAGGTTTTGTTCTCTACCTTCATTGCCTGCATCACTGCTGATGCTGTGGCGCTGGCTACCTGGTCGGCAACCATCTTTATGCGTTCTTCCTGCGGGAGCGAGTTTTTAATGTAACTTCCGGTGCGGCGGATCTGAGGAAGAACCTCACCTGTAACCCATTTACGAAAGCGGTAGGGGATAGTGCCTGGTGTCACTGCGTCGCGGCAGCGGAGGATCAGTGTGTAGAGGCCTGACTCGTTGATAATATTGGTTTCGCCTTGACGGCCTAAGTTAAATTTAGCCCTTTCATCATCATCAAGAGATTTTATTGACATAGTGGGGTTTGTCAGTTGAAGAGCTTTAATAACGTCTTTGGCAACAAACCAAGGATTTCCATCAATAACAATGGCTCGAATGGTTGCTTCTGATTCAAAATGAAAAACAGATGGGGTTACGTTAGCAGTCATAGTGATCACCTTTGTAGTTAGGTTAATCACCACTACCGACGCCAATCGGTTGGTGGTGAACTGTACAGGGTTGGCGTAACCGGCTACAAAGGACCCGGCGCACCTTTCGGTGCCCCCACACAGCCCACCATAGAATAGGTGCGCTTTACACATAAAAAAACCGCTTATGCGGCATATGTGCCTCTGTAGTAACCCGGGACGCCAATCCCGGCACTGGATTTTGCCAGTGCCCGATTACTATGGCACAAGAGGAGTGCGATGTAAATTTACCGCAAAGGTAAATATAAGCACTCCAGTTGGTAATTGCAAACCTTATCTGGTTTGTTTTCGTAATTGTTCGGCACAATAGTCGAGATGTGTTTGCAGATCCTGCATAGACATCTGTGAGCTGGTGACGTAGTTAATCAGTGCAGTCAGTTCGGCAAGTGGGCCATCGACATTAAATCCATCCTTATCGAGATCCCGTAGTAATTTCATCAAGTGCGATCCCTCCACCAGTGACCTGACGCCTCCCGGCGTGTGAATCCTTTCGGTAAATCCGTCTTCCAGTGGATAGTGATACTGCTGCATCTTATCTTCTCCATGCAATAACTGTATAAATATACAGTATCAAATAATTTGTTTGCTATCCAGCACGTTTTGCGAATCACCTGAAAGGTAATATCTGTTCGTATTTATGGGTTATCTATCCATATGTGGTTTTTAAGGTAATAGAATAACCGGATATGCGGCGCAACGGGTGCTGCGACTATCTGGAGATTTAACATGACGGTCTCAACCGAAGTTGACCACAACGAATACACAGGTAACGGTGTTACAACGGCATTCCCTTATACCTTCAGGATTTTCCAGAAATCTGATTTAGTAGTGCAGGTTGTTGACCTGAACGAGAACATCACAGAGCTGATTCTTGATACTGATTACATAGTCACTGGTGCGGGAGGGTATAACGGCGGCAATGTAATTCTGTCGAAGGCGTTGGCTAACGGTTATCAGATTTCTATATCAAGAGAGCTACCGGTTACGCAGGATACCGATCTGCGCAACCAGGGTAAGTTCTTCGCTGAGGTGCATGAAGACGCATTCGATAAACTGACGATGCTGATCCAGCAGGTTCGCAGTTGGTTTGCCTTGGCGCTGCGCAAGCCATCAACCATCGCTAACTGGTACGACGCGCTGGGGAATTACATTCGCAACCTGCGCGACCCACGAGACCCGCAGGATGCTGCCACTAAAAATTATGTAGACACGATTAGTAACAACAACTATCTGCACACGTTAAGGGTTCCAGAGTCATTTACGCGGCAACTCCCTCCTGCTGCAGAACGTGCAAATATGATCCATGCATATGATTATGCAGGTGAGTCCATTATGGTCTTGCCTGAGAGCGGTAGTGCAGCAGATGTTCTGTTATTGCTGGCGCAACCTGACGGGCTTAAGAGGATTGGCACAAAAGTTAATTACGGTATACCGGTTGGATCTACTTTAACCGATGGCGTCACTTTTTCTTTTGATAAGGATAAAGGTTGGCTGAGAATTGGTGGTGCCGATCTCCTACCACTTGACGATGAAAAGAACTTCTGGAGAGGCTTGCCTACACCGAGAAATTCATGGTGTAACCCGGCTCTTATCGGTGATTACTCAGCATCTTTTAACAGAAACGGTGCGTCATTCGCGGTATACACCACAACTTTCGGGCATGACTGCGTTACGTACGGCGTGGCATCTATTGCCGGTGGTGCTGGTTCTGCCACTGGGGACCCAGATCATATTACCTCACCAAATGCTGAGGGGTACTGCTCTTTTGCATTTGGGAAAAATGTCATTGCTCTTGGCGCAAAATCTGCCGCATTCTGTGAAGAAACGGAAGCGCTTTCAAGGGCGGCTTTTACAACAGGTTATTTTACGCAAGCCAGACCGGGATACACTACAGACCCCGGCGGGGTTGCAAGTGATGGCATTGGTGCGGCGGCCATTGGATATCAAACTCGCGCGGCAGGAGATGGCTCTTTTGCTGTAGGTAAGAATATTCAGGCTTATGGTGGTTCGATTGCGATCGGGGGCGGCATTAATGACGGTAACCCAGCAGTCAATCCACATAAAGACTCAGTGATGCTTTTTGCAGAATCGCTTATTCCAGGTATTGCCGTCGTCCCTGGTGGTGGTGGGCTGTCGAGCACGTCGCGTGTAGGGCTGCACACAAAATATCCTAAAGAAATTTTGGAAGTAGTTTTAGAGGATGGGGGTCGCGCAGCTATCAGAATACCAGGGGTAGGAACTGGAAGGATCTTGCTACAAGGGACAGATCACAACGGCAATGCACTTCCTATTGCGTCACTTGAATGGATAAGCGGAAACGGAGATAGTGCTGTTGGTTCGTTGAAAATAAAAATGAACAACGACGCACCATGCATTGAATTTCTGGAAGATGGCAAGGTGGTTTTGAAGAACGTAAAAACGCTTGAGGAGATAAACGGCGCCCCCGCGGGCACCATTTATAAGGATGCTTCAAACTTCCTTAAAATTGTTGTTTAAGATAAGTCATCACCAAGGAATGCAGCGAGAAAACGCAAATATTGTATGTTGGCTATCATGCCCTAACTCTAATTTTAAATGACACAAGGATATTTATGATATCACCTTTAAGGTAATTTCGTTAAGAATTATCAGATCAAGTTTAATCCACATATGGTTTATTGTGTATGATGAACTAACCAACTAAGGGGATTCTTTATGCACATTAAACGGTGTTTTTTATGTCAGTTCAGCTAACCAGTGAGTCTTTAAATCAGTGGCTTAGTGCGAGTTCTCTTGCTGCGGTGATAGCAGGGGTTCCTCCAGAGGTGGCTTTGGGAGCTTTGGCTGGGGCGGTAATTTTTGTTACCTCAGCCATCGAGTATCCCATTCATCGCCGGGTTCTCCTGTCTATGCTCAGCTTCCTCTGCGGCCTTCTCTTTTACAAACCTACAGCATCCATCCTTATCGGTGTAGCCAGCCTGATCCCTACCATCACGCAGGACTCTTTCGAGAAAGGGATCGTCTTCTCTGCTGGCGCATTTGTGTCGTCAATTGTCGCTGTGCGAATTGGTATATGGCTTTATCACCGTTCCGATAATCCACGCGAGTTAATTCCGGGGAGAAAAGACGATGGTAACGCATGAGTTTTTTTTGCTTATCACCAATGCAGTTATTTGCACTGGCATAGCAATTCGCGTTGTCACATTCCGGCGTAACGGCTCTCAACACCGAAGGTGGGGAGGATGGCTTGCTTATTTCCTGATTGTTGCTGCGGCCAGTATTCCTGTTCGTGTCGCCTATGCAATCTGGTTACGTACGCCAATGGCTGTGGATTTATCTGAGGTCATTATCAACGCTGTCATGCTAGCTGCGGTTATTAAAACGCGCGGTAACGTCGTGCAGATTTTTAAAATAACGAGGTCTAAACATGGAGATTAAACAATTCCAGCGAGCTGCTGGTATTAGCGAGGCGCTGGCCGCACGCTGGTTCTCGCATATAACTTCTGCGATGAAAGAGTTTGGTATCAGCAAAGCTGAAGATCAGGCAATGTTTATTGCTCAGGTCGGGCATGAGTCTGGTGGATTCACCCGGTTGCAGGAAAATTTCAACTACAGCGTCACCGGACTGGCTAACTTCGTTCGGGCTGGGCGTCTCACTCAGGGACAGGCTAATGCACTTGGTCGCCGTGCTGGTGAACCACCATTGCCACTCGAGCGCCAGAGAGCGATCGCCAATCTGGTGTACAGCAAACGCATGGGGAACAATGCCTCTGGTGATGGCTGGAATTACCGTGGCCGCGGACTTATCCAGATTACCGGTTTGAATAACTATCGTGATTGCGGAAACGGCCTGAAAGTGGACCTGCTGGAGAATCCTGAACTGTTGGCGCAGGACGAATACGCGGCTCGTAGCGCGGCGTGGTTCTTCTCCAGCAAAGGTTGCATGAAGTATACCGGCGATATTGCACGTGTAACTCTGATTATCAATGGTGGCAGGAACGGCATCGACGACCGGCGCGCTCGGTACATCACTGCCAGTAAGGCGCTGGCGGTATGATCTGGGCATTCGTAAAAGCATACTGGAAACAGTTGGTTATCATGGCGATGCTTGCTGTTCTGGTCATATCAGGAGTTGTAGCCTGGAATGCACACGGCAGTCGTCAGTACGACGCCGGGTATGCGCAGGCACAGGAAGATCAGAAACAGGCTAATGATAAGGCTAGGTCACAACGTGATCAGGAGAAAACACAAATTGAACGTGAAGCACAATCCCGTATCGATGTGGCGCGTGTTGATGCTGAGCATGCTAATGCCGCTGCTGACAGCCTGCGCGCCGAGCTTGACAAAACCAAGCGACTCGCCGAACACTATACCGGATCTTTCCCCACTGGCACGCCAGCCAGCAAGGTCATCGGTGTGCTCGCCGACATGCTTGAAGAAAGCAATCGAGTTTACAACGCAACAGCAGCTGAGGCTGAAAAGTATCGGATTGCAGGAGAATCCTGCGAACAGCAATACGATTCACTGAAGAAGCAAAAATCGTGGTACTGATTTTCGGTGACGGTATATAAAACGGTACGGTGAAAATCATGTTGCAGAAAGTTGTTATCAGTCAATTGGTTATGCGTGTCGTAAATAATTGAGTGGGAATGATTTTAATCCCTGCACTATGAATGAACAAAACCCTCTGTTACTACAGAGGGTTTTTTATCTTCAAGAATCATAGGCTTGAAGTTACTAACATCGATTAATTAAACCAGCTGTCCGATTTGTTCTCTTCTGCTTTGCCCACGCTTTTCATCAGATCGCGACCGCCTTCAGTCATATTTCTGTTGGCGTCAGCTTCAGATTGCACCACATCGGTTTGCGCAGCTTTGTGCTTCAGTTCCTGATCGATAAATTCGTTTTCTCGCTTAACGCGGGCTTCTTCTTTTGCCAGCGCCAGTTTTTGTTTCTGAATCTCTAAGCTGCGTAGCTCATCTTCATAACTTTGATCGCGTTTTTTGTCCGCAGAGGCTTCGGCGTCCAGTTTATCCTGACGAGCTTTCTTATTTGCCGCTGCCGTTGCCGCTCTTTTGTTAGCGGCGGCCTGGGCATTTGCGCGACGTTGCTTCTCTTGCTGGATTTCCCTGTTGCGCTCCGCGACCCATTCGTCATGCTGCCTTTGCTCTTCATTTTTACCTTGCTGTTCAGCTTCTGCTACAGCAGAGAGTTGATCCTGCAATGATGAGGCGATAGCCGGATAGCTTAAGGAGGCCAAGATGGCGCAAAGAAAAACTTTCTTCATGACTCCTCCTGATTATTAGCTCTTTTCAGGACATTTAGTATTTGGCTGAATACGCGTTTCGTTATACGTTGTGGTAATAACAACGGCTAAACCTGTCGTAAACTGGCACTCTTTACCCACCTGGGTAGAGGTATACACTTTGGTGCCTTCCTTATATGTTAAAGAAACACCTTCCACTAAGGTTTTATCATTCACCATAGAACCCACTGCCGCGCCTACAGCTCCGCCGCCAACTGCCCCTGCCGTCGTTCCGGAATTGCTGCCAGAACCGACGTTGTGGCCGATAACACCGCCAGCGACTGCGCCAATAAGCGCGCCGAAGGCTTGTGCGTTCCGTTTATTTTGGGAGTTGTCTACGGCAACTTTTGCGGGAAGAATGGAAATAATATTAACGGTTTTAGTTTCTTGTTTGGTATTCAGTTGATCGGTTTGATAAACATCGGCGGCATGATCGTCAGCATTTGACTGGCATCCTGCCAGAGTGAATGACGCTAACATTGCCACAGGCAGAAGACATTTTTTAAATTTCATCACTATTCCTTGTTATACACATTACGAAAAATAAGACATTTAAGATCATCAAAAGAGGAAAGTAAATGTATTGCGTATAAAGGGATAGATTAAATTTATTAAAATTCACGCAGGGAATAATTTATAAAAATATATCATTACAACATATATATTAATTTTATATTTATTTCGCAGCCAAACAGGATAAACATCAGTCAGGACAAAGACGTAAAATTTAAGATGAAAGAATATCTGCCGCTTTGATAATTCCAAAGAGCAAAAGCATCCGACAGCGAAGTGCCGTTAGGTTCTGTGAAAGTGGAGAAGGTAACCGCTAACGTTGTACCGGTGATTCGACGGAGAGTGTGGATTGCTGAGCTTCTTTTTTGCTCTGATGGTGCTGCCAGGCACCGACGGACGAGTAGATAAAACGGCCAAAGAAGAAGATAAAGCTGATGAGCAGTACGATACGGGTCATGCGACTGTTAAATCGGTGTCGTTTTCGCATACTGGTTGCCTGACTCACAAAAGGTTCCTTGAAGTATGTCCCACGCTGTGGACGGTACTTACATTAAGGCACAACAGGACAAAATGGTCAATTCTTCGTTATGTAAAAAAGCGTCAGTGGATACATATTTTAATGTTATGGAAGTTAATTTAATTATTTACAATGATGATGTAATAATGATGAATTAACATGATAAACGTAATAATTCATTAATCAGGGTTATTTTGTTTGATATATATCAATTGGAACTTTCATATGACACTTAGAATCAATGCTCTCTATAGTGATGAATAATCATCATTCGAAGTCAGGTGGGATGCCTGTCTGAATACACCTCCTTCAGGATGTGGGGGATTCTGCTGAGCACTGAGAGATCCCCTCATAATTTCCCCAAAGCGTAACCATGTGTGAATAGATTTTGAGTAAGCAGGGTTGCAGCCACGAGTGAGTCTTCCCTTGTTATTGTGTAGCCA